GCGTGCTGCCACTGTAGTCGTTGGGTACGCTGGGTAAGTTACAGGCGACACGTCTAGCAGTCGCGCCATCTTTGTAACCGTGCGCATGGTGCGCGATTCGTTCCACTCTTGATCCTGTATTGTAAAGGCAAAGGAACTTTGCGATATATCGCCGCGCTTAATAAGTTTGTAAAGATCGCGCCCGTCTTGCGTGTCTGCCAACGCCGCACGATACTTTAGGCCGCTCTCGTCAATGCTCAACTCAAGCGTGCCGTTCTTAGTGCGTGCCATCGGTGCGCCGTCATGATTGAGCAACAGCCGCACGTCATCCTCCATGACCTCATCGAATGCACCGCGTGCAATCTGTTCTTTAAAATATCCTAGGTCTGTGACCTGTTCGAAGTTTGCGGCATAGCCTTCGATAACTAGAGCGTCATCGCCAGCGGCTCGCACTTCGCTTGTTCGCAGTTCGACGTTATCGCCGTACTGTTTGCGCAGTTCTTCGCTGCGCTTATCTTCATCGTCTTTCATTGCATTAACTTTTGATTCGCTCCAATTTAGCGCAGTGTCACCGCCCCAAAGTAAATAACTAATTGTCCCGCACGCCTCTGTGTCGTCAGGGTTGTAATATGTTCTTGCGCGGCTAAGAAAGCTAAACATCCTTTTCACTCGCGCATCGCTTAGGCTTTCTTTGTTTGACAGTATGCGTGCAGTCTCTTTACCAACTGCCGTTGCACATTTTCCGCCTACCTCTTCGTTCAGACGTAACCCGCGCTTAGCGTTGTTCGTCATTGAGTCAGGGTATTTATCAAACGCCATCGCTGCTCACTTTATCGCTGTACTTCTCTAAACGATCTAAAGCAATCTGATTGACTTGCACGGTATGCGTGTCACCGCCCTGTACTTTGTTCATGTCTTCCGCCGCCCTTGCTTCGTTTATGCTTATGACTCCAGCCTTTACCAGCGTGTCATAGTACTGCGCACGGCTGACGCTATCGCCGCGCAATAGGTCGCTCAAGTCAAAGCGCGTAAAGTGTGTAGGCCGTTCGTCAGGTGCTAACAGCTTGCAATTCATTTCCTGTTCAAGCCTGCGCGTCCAAGGGACAATAGTATACTTTGCAAACTGAATGGCTTGTTGCTCCGTGTTGCTGTAAGTAACGTTTGACTGCACGCCAACCATGGAAGGAGGCACGCCAAAGATTCTGCAAATTTCTTGGTTGAGAAAATCGCGCTGCTCTGTTAAGCTTGCGTTCTCCGGATCTACCGCAATACGATTGTAGCTAAAGCCAAACGGTAAAAGCTTAGTGCCTAGCTGATCGCCGCTATTGTTCCAACTGTCTTTAATAATATCAATCTGCTCTTTCTTCAGCGGCTCGTTACTTGACAATATCCCCGTCATGTTTCCGCTGCTACCAAAGAACTCTGCCGCAAAGTCCTGCGCTGCCTTGGCCAGTCCTAACATCTCACGATGTAACTCAATAGGACTTTGGCCGTAAAGGTTGCAAGTAATTAGCATATCAGCATGGAAGTATATGCCATGATCTTTTATGTCATACACTAAATCGCTATCCACCATCTTTTGCTTTACGCTCTTTGGGTTGACTAAACAAAGTTCATACGGATCGCCATTAGGTAGACGCTTGATAATTGCATAAGCCTTGCCATAAATGAGAACGTTACTAATATAGGTTTCCCAAAAGTCAAACGCTGTATAACCCGGCTCGGGTTCTTGACTAATGAGGTCTTGCGCTACGTGGCCTGTTGCTTTAATAACGCCGTCTTCGTTCCGCGTCATAATATCCAAGTGCAGTTGTGCAATGGTTGACGCTATGCGACTAACACAAGCGTACACGGTAGTCAATCCGAGCGCTGTCTCTGTGTCGATAAATGCGCCGCTCTTTGTTGAGATGCCGCGCAAGTGCGAAGCAAAAGACGGATAGCCAGTGTAAGCTACCTGATACCCGCCACGCTTAAAAATCCGTTGGAACAAATTTGCCATTGTGCGCTAAGTTACGAAAGGTTGATAATTTCAAAAAAGCCGTCGTCTTCGTTTGGTGTCTTCATGTGTTCACCTATTCCCATAATCATTGCAACAATTGGGTCAATCTTACCGCTGCTCTTTTGTTTGTCTGCTTTGATGTTGCCAGCTGGGTCTGTCTTCAGTTCTACGTTGCCCAATGCCCAGCGCAGTACAGGGTCACCGTCGTGCCATATCTTGCCCGTCCGTGTCATCACCTCGACCTGTTTTGTTGGACTGCTCATTGAGACAAACCCCTGACCGAATGGCGTAAGGGGCACGCCGTCATCTACTAAGTCGATGGCTATCTGCGTGCTGTTGTATCTGTCAAAAGCAATCTTCTCAACGTTGTAGGTCTGCATTAGATTGCTCTCGTCTATGACTTGACCCTCTGGCCTATTCATTACGCCGCTGACTTTGCGCCTTATGCTTGCGTAGTCTGTTACATTACCGTCAGTCAAATGCACGTTTGGCAAGTCAACAAAGGTGCGGTAGATGTGGCCGGGGTCACGATCTAACACGGCGTGCACTGTGTCTTCAGGTAACCAGTAATGCCCTCGCACATGATAGCCGCCTTCGTTAGGGTAAACCATAACAAGCGCCGTCATATCCGAAACGCTTGCAAGGTCGAGGCCACCATAACAACGCAAGCCTTTTAAATCGGCATCGCGTTTATTTTCCATCCATACCTCATCCTGTATCCAAGTCTTTGAGGCGGTCACCCATTTGTTTAGGTGCTTGGTTTTAAATTCTACCTCGCGCGATCCCCCTACGTTGATAGCTTGCTGCAATTGGCTGTCTAGTAACTGAGGCCGCAAAGCTGTGCCTAGTGACGGGTTCGCTTTTATCCAAGTGCTATTGTCTGTCCAGTCGTCATCTTCGTCTAGCTCGTAGATAATAGCAAACTGCGCGTCATCGTGCTTTACCTCGTCGAGTATTTCCTTGCATGTCTTTTGCAATTGGTAACATGGCGACTCACGGTTAAAGCCAGCAGTGGTAATTGTTAGGTGCATCGGGTTACGCCGCGCCTGCATTCCTGACCGTAACACGTTTGCCACGCCGTCCGTTTGGTGTGCGTGGTATTCGTCAATCCCTGCAAAGTGTATGTTCAAGCCGTCAAGCGTATCGCGGTCTGCGCTTAGGTACGTGCATCGCGCCGAGAGCGTCGGCGCTTTAATGTCGTGATTTCCTGCTTTGAGATGTTTACGGAGCGGCGGCGAGACCTGAACCATCCTTTGCGCTTCGTCGAATCCAATCTTCGCTTGGTCTTTCTTAGTCGCTGCAAAATAAACCTCGGCAGCCTTTTCTTGATCAAAGAAAAGAGCAGCGAGCGCACAGCCTGCCATAAGAGTGGTCTTGCCATTTTTGCGACCAACCGTAATATAAGCATAGTTAAAGCGTCTTGTACCGTCTTCACGAAACCACCCGTAAAGATTCCACAATATAAACTTTTGCCATGGAAGTGGATTAAAGGATTGTCCATCCCACTCGCCTACTGTGTGACGAATAGCCTTTTGAAAAAAAGTAATGTAAGCCTGTGCGGTCTTTGGTCGAAACTCTAGGCCGCGTTCTTCTGCTGTATCTAAGTCTTTGAGATAACGTTGGCAAGCTTTGAGCGTGTACTTGCTGGCAACTTGCTTGCCCTGTATAACGTCAACTGCATACTGGTGCGCTTCGCCTTCATGCATCTTTGAAAGTTAGCAGCTGCTCCAGTTCGTCGTCCAGTTCTACCTCTACCTCAATGCGCTTGCGTGCTGCTGGTGTCATGCCTAACTCTTTCAAAACAACTAAATACTTTGACCGTGACTCGACTAGCATCTGATGTTCAGGCCTGTGCTTCGTCATCGTGCCGCCTTCTCTGTTCTTAAATTCATACGTATAGCCTTTCTCGTCTATCAATGCCTGCAATTCTGCAACCTCCACCGATAGGCACGCCGCCATTTTTAAGAGGTCTTCGTCAAGCTCACCAATATGCCGAGCGCTACGCAGCGCCGTCTTAATACGTTGGTACGCTTCGCTTTGTTTTGCGGTTAGTTTGTCCATGCTGCCAAAGTTATACGCCAAATCGCGATAAAAAAAACGAAACAAATCGCCCCTGCTACTACGGCGTCTTTTTCCTA